GATCGGTCAAGGTAAACACTTTCGATAGCCAAGTTGGTAACTTGACTACGAAGCCCGAAATGAGCTCATGGAGATTACGCCAGCCGGAGCTTAACGAATTGAAATCCTTAAGAATGTCGAAGATGTGGGTCTTAGGCATATACTTTGAAAATGCGAAAAGTGACTCAAGAATGTGCGAGCCACTTTCTTGTTGAGCAGTGATTGCGTTAACCTCTTTTACGAGGAAAGCGGTCTCACTATCATCATCAACAAGTTCGTGCTTACGATACACGGCTGTAGGCATTGGAGCGAAAGCGGTGGTCCACTTAAGCTGCAATGTATCAGAAATGAATGTCCATAGCTTAGAAAGAAGTGTATCTTCAAGAAGGACTGCCATTGCGAGGAGGCGCTCAGGCATCGACTTAGTAAAAAGAAGACGAATGAGCGCCAACGCGTATGTACAGGGCTTAGTAGTCACAGATTTAAGTATGACTGTAGCCATTAGAGATAGAGATTTCCAAACTTTACGAACAAGGAACGCTTGTACCTTGTCCGAAATTTTTGTATAAATCCAATCTCCAATACTCTTGAAGAACGAGCCTACTTTTTCAAATAGGCGCTTCACAGGGCCAATGATGGCATCTGCGCTTTCTTGCTGAGCAAGGAACGTTTTCAAATCGACACGCTTGCCTTTCATGGGGCCACGGCGCACGGTATGCGGCGCCTTTTGAATGGCCTCTTCCATCAGTTCGACAACGGTTTCCAGCGGTGTAGCGGAAACAGGCAGTGTCGCCCAAGATTTTGTCGAGACGCGCTCAATCGGAGCGGTCCAAACTGAGATGTCTGGGCGAATACGGGTTTCCATATCATCGACTTTATGCCAATAATTCTTACAGAAACGACAGATCAAGATTCGACCGGGAAAGGTCTTATCAGATATGAGATTCAAAACGTTGTTAGTACAGTTACCACAGACACGTTTAACTGTGTCTTTAGTGATATGTTGTTGAGTACAATGGCAGATTGGTCGCATAAATACGGCCAACTTGCTGTCATCAGACTTAATACTGTACTGCATCTGATAGTCAGAAAACGTCCTGCCATGTGGACAGCGATGACGCTTATTGTACATATGCAGACGTTCGCCAGGTTCTGTTCCAGTGTGGAGGAACATGTTGAGCCACGGTGATGTGTTCGGTGGAACCTGGCAATACTTCTTGAACTTGAGAATGCGGGATGCAACTCGTTGTTCATAGTATTGTGTTGGAGATTTTGCTGTTGAAGCTTTCATTGTGTCGTGTGCGACATGAAATGATGCTTCATTAGCTGCTACTCGCAACTGGTCGGAAAGTTGCTGCTTGGAAGCAGCAACACGTCGACGAGCATTTTGGCGTGAATGGTAGACTTTCATCGTGCTTGTAACGCCTTGGTTGGGCACGGTATTCGGAGCATAGTTATGCTCACGAGATTTGCTTTTCACATTGGTAGATTTCGACAGTATGTTGTCAGCAAATATGGATGTATCCATAGTTGTCGTCATACAAAAACGCTAAATATAGCACTAGACGGAATTTCACCGCTAGGCCTGAATAATTTATACGGAAGATTGTATGAGTATCTCGGAATAAATTCCGGA